CAAAAAGTTTTAGGGCTTAGTAAGATCAACCGTATAGTAGAATATTTCAGTAAACGTCCGCAAATTCAGGAACGTTTAACAGAGCAGATATTTCACACCTTACAGTTCATCCTTGATACAGAAGATGTTGCAGTTATGATTGATGCTCAACACTATTGTGTTAAGAGTCGTGGTGTAGAAGATACAGGCAGTAGTACTGTTACTTGTCGTTTAGGTGGTGGTTTCAAAACTGACCCAGCCGCAAGACAAGAGTTTTTACAGATTGCTAACAAAGGATGCAAATGATTACTTTACTATTGATTGTATTAGTAGCAGTCATTGCTATTTCTATTGTTCGCAGATTACCACCTAGCAGTTGCATCGGAGATTGTAATCAAGGTCGCAACTGTAATTGTGTTACAAAGGAATAAAAATGGGATTTCGTTCACCAATGGATAAACATTCAGTACAACATCAAATCTACATGGCTGGTGTAGAATTATACAGTCCTTATAACGACGGGTTCAATCAATTTGAAATCAAAAAAGATTTATACAAACTCAAGTGGTTAATTGATTCAATAATGAAAGACAGCCCTGAGTTTGCAGGTGAAAAAGAGTTTGTAGAAGAACATGAAAAAATTGTAATGTGGAAAACACTGGCAAAATAAGACTTATGAATAACATGACGAAAGAAGAAGCAAAAGCTTTCATTCGCCGTGTGATGGGTCCTACTAAACGAACATTAGAAGGACAAGAGAAAGAGAACATGTTAACATTGTTCCGTCTTATTGAACCAATAGAAAGTACAAATAATCAAAGGTCGTTTACAGATGAATACTTACATGCAGGTAAAACATATTACGTTCATTATTTTGGAAACGATATAGAAGTAGAGGAAGTATTACCAGATGACAACTAAATATAATTTAACAAAAGCGGCAATCAACATTGAAGATGCTATTGAAATCATTGAACGTGATATAGGTAAATGCAAAGTTGGCATTGAACTAGAAAGATGTTTAGTGCAATTAAAAGAAATTATTGAAAGAACAAAAGAATGATTTTTAACAATATAAAAGAACTAAAGAAGGAAGGCAAACGGGTTGGTATTGTTTTCTCATCGTTTGACCTAATGCATGCGGGTCATATAGCAATGCTCAGTGAGGCAAAGAATCATTGTGATTATTTGATTGCAGGACTACAGACTGATCCAACAATTGATAGACCAGACACTAAGAATAAACCAGTGCAAAGTATTGTTGAACGACAACTTACATTAGGCGCATGTAGATATGTAGACGAAATCGTAGTTTATAGCACTGAGCAAGACTTAATCGATTTGATATTGACACTACCTATTGATGTGCGTATACTAGGAGTTGAGTATGAGGATACAAACTTTACTGGGCGCAATGAAGGCGCAGGTCGTGGAATACACCATGTGTTTAACAAACGAGACCATTCATTTAGTTCTTCAAGTTTACGTAAACGTGTCTATGACAGTGAATCAAACAAAAAAGGAGAAGTAAAATGAAACCACAAAGAATTTTAATTATGGGTCTGCCTGGTGCAGGAAAAACTTATCTAGCACAATATGTACTAGAGTATTTACAAAATGAAAAGAAAAAAGTAGGCTGGTTAAACGCAGACGATGTGCGTAAAAAGTACAATGACTGGGACTTTAGCACAGAAGGTCGTATTCGTCAAAGTCATCGTATGCGTGAACTAGCAGATACAATGACAGAATATGATTATGTTATCTGTGATTTTGTTGCACCATTAGTTGAAATGCGTAATAACTTCAAAGCAGATTGGACTATCTGGGTTGATACTATTGATAAAGGTCGATTTGAAGATACCAACAAAGCCTTCATCCCACCCGAAGTTTATGATTTTAGAATTACAGAACAACACGGTGAAAAGTGGGGCGAGTTCATTGCCGCCCATATATATGACAACCGTCGTAGACCAGTGTTTGATTGGCAGAAAGAAACTGTACAGATGTTAGGTCGTTGGCAACCATGGCATCAAGGACATCGTAAGTTGTTTGAACGTGCTATTGCTAAGACTGGGCAAGTAGTTATTCAGATTAGAGATTGTCAAGGATGGCAAGGTAGTAATCCTTTTGCGATTGAACAAGTAAAAAGTTTCATCAAGCGTGACTTAGATATGTTATATCAAGGTCAGTATGAGATACAAATCGTTCCAAATATTGTAAATATTACATATGGACGTGATGTTGGATATAAGATTGAACAAGAAACTTTTGACGATGCAACCCATGCTATATCTGCCACAAAAATTCGAAAAGAATTAGGATTTGGTAAATAAGAATAGCGGCCTCGGCGTCATCCCGCTTTACAAATTCTGCTGCCTATGCTATAATAACATAGGAGAAAATAATGGCAAAATATCTTTCAACAAAAACTTACGGTAACGACAGAGGACTTTCGTGTTGCTTTAGACAATGGCGTAGTACCCATTCACATTGCTCACTACTACACGGATACTCAATCGGTATCAAACTAGTTTTTGAATCAGAAACACTAGACGACCGTAATTGGGTTATGGACTTTGGTGGACTCAAAGCATTTAAAGAATGGGCCGACTGGCAATTCGATCATACAATGGTCATTGCTAAAGATGATCCGGAACGTGGTACTTTTGTAGAACTGAACAAGATACAAGGCGGGTTTAAAAACATGGGTATCATTGACCTACGTATTGTAGATGGCGTGGGATGTGAAATGTTTGCTCAGTTAGTATATAAGGTCATGAATGAAATTTTAGGTGCGTACCAAGCAGGTATAGGATGGATACATCCAGATGGTCGAGTATTTGAAGCACGGTATCCAGTAGGCACAGGTGTTCGTTTGCGTAGTGCAGAAGTATTCGAACACGCAGGCAACTCCGCAGTATACGAAGGGTAATATGGCACACCTAGTAGCAAATATTCCTCCAGTGCATTGTTATATTCGCCGTGAATTCCTTTATGATTTTCAAAAGGGGCATGGCGAATATGAACCTTGCATTTGGGTAAGTATAAAAAGCCTACGTAGTCAAGCATTTAGAATCGAAGCATACTTACCTAGATATGGTGCATTATATGACAAACTACCTTTACATGCATATGTAAGCAGAAACAAAGATTTAGATTCAGCTAAGTTTTTAGATTTGGATACACTACAAATTTGGGACTGTTTTAGTTATGATTTCACTGTAATACAAAAGGCATTCTTGCGTAATTTAAGTTGCAAGTTCTACGCAAAAGATAAAAACTTTTATCAAGGCAATTATCTTTTTACGGTAGACCATAGTGCTCCTGATTTAAATTTGATTGATACTAGTTATGCTGAATGGCCAGAAGATCACAAGAGTTTCAATTTCATTGAATTAGAAAACGGGCAGTATGCGGCTCAACCAAATAACCGTTGCATATTCTTGGATGCGGCTAGCAATCCAAAAGAACTGCTATTCCCGGACTTTAAAGTAGCTACTAAAAAATATGTAGTAGAAACTAATCCCAAATGGGCATTAGGTGATTCTACTACCGTGATGTACGAAGAGGATAAAGATGTTAGAAACAATATGTGATATTATGGTAGACGCTTATAAGCGTAACTGGATTACCAGTCGTGACGGCAACATAAGCATTCGTCATCATGATCGTGACCACTTTTACATTACACCCAGTGGTGTACGTAAGCAAACACTACAACCCGATCAGTTTAAAAAGATTGGTATTATGTTTCAACCAGTTGAAAGGTGGAACTGGGTAGATTTACCATATACTGACATTAGTAAGAATCTAAAGCCCAGTGGAGAAATTCCACTACACTTTGGCTTACAAAAGCGTATGGGACAACACGCAGGAGAAGTTCGTGTAATAGTACATGTGCATCCTACGTACTGCATTGCAGCCATGCATGCCGGCATTGACCTAAGCACTATTAGTAATGCGTTTCCAGAACTCAATCGCTATACAAAAGTTGCTCCAAACGTGGGTGATGTTCCTCCAATTAGTCAAGAACTTGCTGATCGTTGTCATGAGAATCTCAAGTTAGATGATTATGGTAATATTGCCTACGACATTGTAGGGATTAAAGGACATGGAGTTGTAGCTATTGATACAAGCCCATGGCGTGCTTACGAGCACATAGAAAGATTAGAACATATTTGTAAAATTGTATTAGCAAGTGGAAAATATTAATGATGAAGTTTTTTTCTAGAGGTGTAGAAACATTACGACAACCTGACCGCAATCCTAGATGTTATGAATTGACAGATAAAGAACGACTTGATAAAATTCGTGAGTGGAACAATCGTAATATTTGGAATGATCCTTCTCTCACTTATGAAGATGCGTTAGCACAAGACTTACCAAAAAATAGATACTACGGAGCATAATATGACCATTAATGAAATTATTGCCATAGTACTCATGATAACTGTAGTAGGAGTAGTACTATGGGATATGCACAAGAATAAGGATAATAATGAATAAAAATGTAGCAGTCATCGGGGCCGGCATTACAGGCATTACAACAGCATATTACCTTGCTAAAAAAGGTTATAGTGTGACTGTCTATGAACAAGAACCACATGCGGCAATGCGTACAAGTTTTGCCAATGGTGGTCAAGTAAGTGTCAGCAACAGCGAAGTCTGGACTACTTGGAGCAATGTAAAGAAGGGCATCAAGTGGCTCTTTAAGAAAGATGCTCCGTTATTGATTCGTCCCAGACTTGATTGGGCACAATGGCGATGGATGACAAAGTTTCTTTGGAATACTATTACCAATCAATACGAAAAGAATACTAGTGAAACAATTAAGATGGGGCTAGAGTCTAGTAAGTTGTACAAGGAGATTATGTACAGTGAAAGATTATCATTCGACCAATCACCCTCAGGCATTCTTCACTTCTACAAAGACAAACAATACTTTGAAGCCGCTAAACAAGCACAACAAATCTATCGAAAGAATGGATGTGAATGGGATATTCTTTCAGCCGAGAAAACAAAAGGGCTTGACAGTACATTATCTAATGTTCATGGAATAATCGGTGGTGCTTGGACATTGAGTGACTGGACAGGTGACATTCACAAGTTTTGTTATGAACTTGCTAAGGTTCTTGAAAACAAATACGGTGTTATATTCGAATATAACTGGAAGATTAACCATATCGAAGAAGTTTCATACTACGATGCGGTAGTCATTAGCAATGGTGTCGGTAGTACACGGTTAGCAAAGACTGTGGGTGACACGATTGATGTGTATCCCGTTAAAGGTTACAGCATCACTATTAACAATGTAGACAAGAAACACTTACCTGTTGTTAGTCTATTAGATGACCAAGCTAAGATTGTCACAAGTAGTTTGGGCAATAGATTCCGTGTTGCAGGTACTGCTGAGTTAACAGGTGAAAACTATGATATCAAACATGACAGAGTTAAACCTTTGTTAGATTGGGTACATACTAATTTCCCAAATATCAATACACATGACTACACAAGTTGGGCATGTTTAAGACCAATGACCCCAAATATGATGCCTATTACCAAACGTAGTGACAAAAATTCTAAAGTGTTCTATAATACAGGACATGGTCATTTAGGTTGGACATTAGCTCCAGTAACAGCAAAACGAATTGCGGATATAATATGAATCAAATAAAAATTAGTGAGTTATTTTATAGTATTCAAGGTGAGGGTCGATACATGGGTGTACCGAGTGTGTTCTTACGCACATTTGGTTGCAACTTAAAATGTGCTGGCTTCGGTATGCCTCGAGGTGAATTGAGTGAAGAAAGAATTGATATTGCTAAACAAGCACAAAATTACAAAGATTATAAATCCTTACCACTTGTCAGTACGGGATGTGATTCTTATGCATCTTGGGACCCTAATTTTAAACATCTTAGTCCTTACTACAGTACCGATACTATTGTTAGTCGCATTATGGATATACTGCCATTCAATAGTTGGCACGATGAGCACTTGGTTATCACGGGTGGTGAACCGCTTCTAGGATGGCAACAACTATATCCCGAATTACTAAGTCATGAAAAGATGACTAACTTAAAAGAGTTAACATTTGAAACTAATGGTACACAACCATTAGGTGAAGAACTTAAAAAGTTTTTTCAAAAGAAATGGCATAGACAAAAAGGCATTGAGACAATTACATTCAGTGTTAGTGCAAAACTATCTAGCAGTGGTGAGAAACTTGAAGATACTATTTGCCCTGATATAGTTCGTGAATATGAAATGTATGGTCATGCATATCTCAAGTTAGTTGTTGCAACGAATGAAGATGTTGAGGAAGCACTAGAAGTAGTCAACACATATCGTAAGGCCAACTTCTATGGTCCAGTTTACTTGATGCCAGTAGGTGGTGTTGAAAAGGTATACAGTTTGAACAATCGCCGAGTTGCAGAACTTGCAATGAAGCATGGGTTGCGTTATAGCGATAGATTACAAGTGCCATTGTTTAAAAACGAGTGGGGCACTTGATGCCACAAACACAATCATACGATCATTTCTATGAGAGAGTGGTAGGCACTGAATATAAGTTTGCTTGGTTACCTAAAACTTGTCACATATCGGGAAAACGTATTTGGTTAAAGAAGGGTTACCTATTGACTAGACTTATTACTGGGCCCGGCGATACACTATTTGAGTATCGTTGGCATGATAAGAATGCCCATATTATATGGAAGTTAACAAGGTAAATACAAGATGAAATTATACAATAAACGAATTGCATTCTTAATTAGTGACCAGCATTTTATTCCCCATGGTGGAATCGGTAGCTTTTGTAAAAGCTTTACTGAAATGTGCGGTAGGTTGAATTGGAAGGTTGATGTTATTTTAGATAAAGCACCTACCGGTACATTTGATACAGTCATTGAGAATGCAGGTGCTAATCTAGTTTGGCCATTAGAACCATTACGTTATAACAACCATACTTCAACATTTGCGTTTAGTGATACTATAAATTTTGAAAAGATTATTAACTTTCGAACCGCATTAGTAGAAGCATTTGAAGAAAATGTATATGATATGATTGTGTGTAACACACAAGAAGCGATGACTGCGGCGTATGCATTGACTGTCAATAGATACATTCCAGTTGTATTCTATACACATTTGCATAGTATGATCTTCCGTGAAAGTCAAGGCAGTGATGTGTTTTTAGATAGCTATCATAACTTCTATAACAAGCATATGGAATTTAGTGATATCATTATCGGCACACAGAGTCAAAAGAACATTGACGAATTGACAAAATACGGTGCGTCTAACTGTGCTTTACTACCCATGCCTATGAGTGAGCGTGGATTACTAGAGCCATATACAGGACCTCGTAAAGGAGTATTGTTTATAGGTCGATGGGAAGAAGGTAAAAACCCAGAAGCATATCTTAGAGCAATGAAAGAGGCAAAACTTCCTTGCAAGGTAATGACTAATAATAATGGTGCTAAGAAGTTTGAAAAGGCTTTCAAAGAAGCAGGCATCACTGATTATGAAATTAAAGCAGGGATTACTGGTCAAGAGAAAGTAGACTTTATTCGCAGTAGCAAGGTATTCTTTATGCCAAGTCTGCGTGAGAACTATCCATTTGCATTTTTAGAATGTTTGGGTCACATGCCTTGTGTAGTACTTGATACACAAGATTGGTCAGATAACTTTAATAGCATTTTCTTTCACAAGACACATATTAGCACAGCGGCTGATAGAATCAAGACCCTATATGATATAGATCAACCATCAGATGCGTTAGAATATGTAAAGCAACTAGATGATAAAGTAGCACAAGCATGGGTTAAGTTCTTAATTGATTTTGTAGGTAAGCGTAGTAATACAAATACTGCAAAGATTAACTCATATGAAACAATCAAGTACAGAGATTACATAAAAGAACTGGATCGAAAATTTATAGCACGTGAAGATTTCGAAAGTGTGTTATCAAATAAACACAAGTTTATCAATGTTTGGTACACTGACAATGATACATATTTGAGCAAAGACCCAACATTTAAACCAACAATAGAGGAAACAAGTGAAAGCTTGTTTGAATGGCAATGAAGAAAATTTTAATTACAGGTAGCTCAGGCTACATCGGTTCGCATCTATGTGATCTATTAGCAGGTGAATATGAAGTACATGGACTTGATATCAATGACCCGCAAGTAGAAGTTGATAAGTTTTATAAACTAGATATCAACAAGCAGTTCTCAATCGAAGGTATTGAGTTTGATGCAGTTGTGCATTTGGCTGCATTAGTCAATGTAGGTGAGAGTCAAGAACGACCCATCAGCTATTATATTACTAACTTGAACGGTACAATGAATGTAATGAACAAAGTAAAGACAAAAAACTTTATCTTTGCTAGTACTGGTGCCGCTCAAGATTGCATTAGTGCATATGGTGTCAGTAAACGTGCCGCAGAAGATGTAGTTCGTTCATACACAAAGATGTCGGAATCAGACTATACTATCTTTAGATTCTACAATGTTATAGGTACTACAGTTGTAAAGCCAACTAATCCAGATGGATTATTCTACAATCTAATCAAAGCTAAAGACACTGGTTCTTTCACTATCTATGGCACTGATTATCCAAACACCAGTGACGGTACATGTGTTCGTGACTATGTTCATGTAGAAGAAATATGCCACGCTATCAAAATGGCAATTGAGAAGCCTGCAAACAAAACTGAATGTTTAGGACATGGTGTGGGATATACAGTACAAGAAATGTCTAGTATCTTTCAAAAAGTCAACGACTGCAACTTTGAGGTAATCAAAGGACCACGCAGAGACGGTGACATTGAGTACTATGTACTAGCAGATGTAAGTCCATATATGAAGAACCTCTACAGTGTAGAGGATCTTTTGAGAATTGATTAAGTATAGCCTCGTACTCTGTCAAAGAAAGAAGGCTTGTTAACTTCAGGCCCTTTGACTTCACCGTGACGCTTATGTTGACCACCATAGTCATAGTATTTACCTATTAGGTCATATCCATGTTTGAAAAACAATGCGGCTGGTGGTTGACTCATTCTCATTATACCAACACGTTCTTTGCCTTGCGGTGCAGGCTTTACGCCCTTCTCACCACGTTTAATCGGTTGTAACCAAGCATTGGGTTTGAGTTTTACTAACCATGCATAAGGTTGTTCGCTTGCATAAACAGTACGTTTTTGATCCAAATATGTTTCTAATGGGTAGAACCAAAGTACAGGACGACCTTTACCATGACCAATGTAATCTACGTCAAAGTTAGGGTCGTCAGCATCTGGCGTTTTACCAAACCATTGTTTAGCACTATAGCCTAACTTGTCCATACCAGTAAATCTCACAAAGTATTGTCCAGGACCGTTCTTCTTAACATCAGCAAGAATTTGATCTCGGACGCTTACTTTGGCTTCTGTGATGAACTCAACTGACCTCATATTAGTGTTTTAATAGTAGGGTTGATATAATGTTAGGATCGTTAGCACTTATATCACCCTCACCCGGTGCAACAATAACGTTGTACTTCATGCCTGCCGGTATAGACTTGCGCTTAGCCATGTACTCATCATAGCTAAGAATAGAGTTCGCACTGAGTCCGTACTCACTAGCCAATCTTTGTTTTAGTTCAGGTAACTTGTCAGGTTGCACTTGCGATTGTCCGCTTGGCCCCTTAACTAAGTTTTTCTTTTCGTCCTTAACTAACAAATCTTGGAACAAGTCATCAGGAACAATGCGACTATTCTTAGTTGTATCTAAGTTAGCATCTTTAGCTTTGACTTGCTTCTCTTGTCCTGTATTAGCACCCTCACTCCAGTTGATAATAAAGTTAGCTGGCTTCTGTGCTAGTGCCGCATCAGCCATCTTTGTATAAGCATAGAACTTAACACCAGGATGTTGTGCAGCCATCTTCAATGCCATGTCTAAGTATTCTGGACTAAAGAAGTCACCGGCATCGTGCCAACGAATAGTTACTTCATAACCACCTTTATCTCCCAACTTTTCTTCTTTAGCAATCTCTGCACTTAATTGACCAAAGAAACCATCTGGATCATTCAATAGATATGTTAGTATGCGACCATCACTCAACCATGCGGCTTTAAACTGAACTTTACCACCCTTCATTGCAAAGCAATCTACCTTACATGAACCAGCACCCGGGCATGTATTAACGATGATTAGATTGTTTGTTTCTTCATCTAATGCAATACCGGTCAATGCGGCAAAGCCAACGTTGAAGAACTGTTCTAGTTCACCGTTACTGTGTTTCATCTTTTCGTTTTGCTTTAACAACTTCTTAGGGCGTTGTCCTAAAGCGGCTTTAATTTTATCTTCACTGTAATTCTCTCCATCAGGACCTAGGTATTCAATTACACTACTACGATGGATATAAGGCATTTTATATCTGTCTGTTTTTGTTTTACCAGAGACATACTTTTCATTGCCCTTCTTATCAGTCTTAACATTACCTTGTTTGTCAACATCAGGTGTACCAACGATACGCTTCATATAGTCTTGAAATTCATCGCTACCCAAATCACGTGTTTGTGCTGGTAGTTTTGTAGCTTCACCTAGCCCGGATAATTTGCGAATTTCTGCTAAATGATCTTCACCTTCCGCCACACCTTGCTGACCTTGACTCATTCTGTGTAGAGTATTCAACTCATCCATCATGGCCTTTCCTGCTTGTTTAACATCGCCAGTATGTTTCATAATTGTATAGGCAGTATCAATAGCACCCAGCATTTCTTGTTCGCTGGGACGCCATCCTTTAACAGTCTTGGCTAAAAAGTCCATTATCCGCGGCGCTGTCTTTAGCAAATGTGCCTTGTATTTTTCTGCTTCTTCAGAACCTTCCGCCACACCTTGTCCTAATACTTGTTTTACTAACAGTTGAGGTGCAAAATCCATATCACCTGCTAACTCTCTTGCGGCTGCTAATACTGCTTGTGGAGTAGGTTGTAATCTTTTTTCTTCTACATCCCGGCGTAGTTTCATAATAAGAGATTGTGCATCATATCCTAAATCTCTAACGCCCTCCGCCACACCTAGTTTCTTATCTCTCTTTACAGCATCACTGTATGTTTTCAATACACCAGGATTCTTTTTAACAAGTTTGTTTAACTCTTTGCCACTTTCAATATCTTTTGACTTTTGAACATCTTTGGCATATTTTTTAGTCAAGTCAGGTCTTGCCTTCAACAAATCTCTTAGCATTTTATCATATTCATCTTCTTCTAATGTATCTTCTGCCACACCTTGCTCTGATTCTTCACCGGGCATGTCGCCAGCTTTAGCAACGAATTGCTGAGGTGTCATAATTTGGATACCCTCTGGGGCTCCTGCTAATTTTGGCTCTGCGCCTTCCATTAAATGTTTGATTTTCATGCTGGTTTCCGTAAAATTTGACAATAAATACGACTTATTGTATACTATCTAATATTTATCATTCTGGACTTCTTATGCACTCTTTCGACATTACTACTAAACGCATCGGCTTTGCTTGCAAATGGGCTGAAATCAACAAGAAAGGCGAGATTGCCAGCACAGAGGGCCTCAATACAGGCGGCACTACAATGGCTTGGGCAAAGCGCAACAATCGTTCTAAGGTTGAGGAAAAAATCATTGATGTTGCAAAAACCAACATTCTCAACACACACGCACTAGTCAAAAAGGTAGCTACTCTACCCGAACCACTACGTATGTTGCGTATCACTAGTGACATGTTCAGTTTTTATACACATGAGGACTATACTGACTTTTGGCAACGACCCGACATTCAATCAAGTCTTGAACGTTGGATGGCACCCATCGGCGAGACTGCACGACAAAACAATGTTCGTCTTAGCTTTCACCCTGACCAATTCGTAGTTCTTGCAAGTGATCGTCCTGATGTAGTAACTAAGAGTATCGAGGAGTTCGAATACCACGCTACTATGGCTCGCTTTATGGGCTATGGCAAGACGTTTCAGGACATGAAGATCAACGTTCACATCAGTGGTCGTCAAGGTCCCGAAGGTATTCGTAAGGCATATCAGCGTCTGTCTCCCGAAGCACGTAACTGTATCACTATCGAGAACGAAGAAAATGCCTGGGGACTTGACGATTGCCTTACTCTATCTGATCTGCTTCCAATTGTTTTGGACATTCATCATCATTGGTGCAGAGAGGGAGAATACCTGGCAGTCACCGAAGAGCGGGTTCAGTCTGTTATTAATAGCTGGCGCGGTATTCGCCCTACTCTACATTATAGTGTGTCACGTGAAGATATCCTTGTTGGTCATTGCAGTAATACTTTACCATGCCGCAACAGCTTAATTGCTGAAGGTACTAATAAGCAAAAGCTACGTGCCCATAGTGACTATTACTGGAATCATGCAGTAAATAAATGGGCAATGACTTTCAATGATAAATTCGATATGATGTGCGAATCTAAGGCTAAGAATTTAGCTAGTTTCAAACTATATGAGGAATATGTGAATGTTTGATAAATTAAAAAATATGTTTAAGAAGGAGGAGGTCAAGCCTGAACCTCTTCCACAATCTGAGGCAAAGAAAGAAAAGAAACCACGTAAACCACGTGTGAAAAAGGAAGCTTCAACTATCAGCGAAAAGGAACGTGCTACCAAAGCAGGTGAACCTTATATCTCTATTGTACGCATGGACATTGACCCAAACGATGTAAATAACGGGTCATTTGAACTTGATTGGAATAGTAAATTCGTTGCTAACTTGGCACGTGCAGGATTTCAAATGAAACCAAATGAACCTGAGTCTGACATTGTGGATCGATGGTTTCAAACGGTATGTCGCAATGTCGCATTAGAAGTGTATGAGCAACAACAAGCAGATCCAACTAACCGGGACATGCGTAACGTAGTAACACGTGACTTAGGAAATGGGCGAACCGAGGTCAGTTAAGGTTGCAGATAATTCATTTTAGTGTATAATAGAAGTCTTGTTGAGCATAGTGTTCAACAAGATTTTTTTTAAAGGAAACAAAAATGGCAAAATTATCGCCTACTCAAAAATCCTTTCCGTGGACTGATGTTCCGAAAGGTCAAGTGATTGATATCACAAAGATCAAGAATGCTCTTGATAGCAAACGACTCAAAACAGCAAAGCCAAAGACATTGGCACAATCTGTTGCTGAACTTGAGAAGAATCCAATCATCATAAACATGTTGGATGACTTGAAAAAGAAGAAGAGGAAGTTTGATCCAAATAAGATCGGCACTGTCAAGAAACAAAAAATTGGTCGAGCAACCATTTTAGAAGAAACTCAACGTTTGGTCATCGTTAAGCACATTGCTGACATTGGTGCAAACTGCCAAGAAGAACTATTAAGTCCTGCATTTGCTACTATCAGTGCAGATGGCAAAACAAACCCATTGTTTGATACACAACACGGGATGAACCTTGTTGGTTTGTTCGCAAAGCATGGTCTTTGGCAAGGTGTTGACCCTGCTAAGTGGGAAGACTTTGAATTCCCGTTCTTTGTAATTAACAACAGTGATGTTGCCTTTGCTAACGAGGCTGCATATCACCGCAACGGTAAAGGTCAGAAAAAGTGGACAGCATTCGACTTCCACCGAATCAAAGTTGCAGGTGTTCGTCAGCATGGCTCTAAAGAAAAAGACTATGTTGATGCTGAAAAGCGCCAAAAAATTTGTGAAAAGAATGAAGCTATCCCCGTACCCGCAAGCGATAACGCACAGAAAGGTAAGGCAGGCACATTAGATCGCATCGATGCAGTTTACAACTGGAGTCATAAAACATTAGACTTTATTCTTGCTACACACAAGAAATATTGGCATGGTACAAAGATCGACAGCGCCGCTTTTGGTTTGTATGGTCACTTATATGACAACTTGAAAAAGAATAACATCCCAATGTCAGGTAAAGACTGGGACGAATTCTTAGACAACTTCCATGCAATCATCAAAAAGTGTTTCACTGATTTGGGTACTCTGCGTACAGAAACAGAAAACGCACATGTGGCATGGCATAGCATTGCTTATCCCAATGTCCCGAATCACAAACTGAAATCTACTAACTGTGCTTTGGCTATTGTGTTGAAAATCTATCAACGGTTGGATACTACTAACAGCATCTACATCACTAACGATGTGAATGACTTCACATATGTCAACGAGGACATCTATGATTACCTCGATCCAGTAGACGTTCTTGAGGCTGTGAAGAATGCCTAAACTTAAACTACCCAAGAAGTGCGGGTGGTTTTATATTCTCCGTTTACGCCATAACAACATTTTGGGGTTTGGCATAACGGAGAATCAGAACATCAAAAACTACCTAATCAAACGATACATCAACCCAGGTGCAAACAAAGGTCAAGTATTTGACTATTTGTACTATGGAAAAATGTCACAGATTCGTGCATTGGAAAATCATATCAAGCACGAATGGGGTGAACATCTATTAATCATTCACAATGATAAGTTAGAATGGTTTGCGCCTAGCGCAAATATTACCGACAAACAAACAATAGAGTTTATTGAAGCAAGATGCAAGAATAACTACCCTGAAATTTACAAGGTTAAAGAGGAATTCTTGCCATTCTCTGCTGATAACACTTTCGAAAAGATTCGAGAAAATCCAGACATGTTCTTAGAGGTAATCAAATGAGTGAAATGGTATCTGTAAACACTTTTAAACCCGTATTCTTGCAAGACTTGGTTAACTACCTTTATGAAGATGAGAATGAATTAGTCCAAGAATTCAAAGTAAGGGAATTACTTGAGGTTGATGTTAACAAAGGATTCTTTTGGGAAAAGGTCCTTGCAAAAGCAATGCCACATACTACAAGGCTCAAGGCAAATGCCTGGCACATGGATTATGCCGATGGTTCTGATGCCAAGTTTGCTGTGGCAGGTAGATATGCCTCAGGACCCTTGGTTGCAACTATCCACACTTACAACAAGATTGGCCCATTGCGTGTCTGTATTTGCGTAAAGGGACAACATCGCCATAAAGTATACTTTATGCTTATTCCATACTCTTACCATAGCAAATTGAATCCGAATTCACCCATCAAAGTGACTATCAGCAACTTTATGCCCTACGGTGAGGTTTGGAATCGATTTCGTTGTTCTTGGGAAGAAGTTACCAAACAGATTTGACAAGTAATCTAAATAGTAGTATACTTAACGAAACTTATCTAACTACATATAGATCCCACACATGAAATACGCACTCATCGACACTGCTAACACTTTCTTCCGTGCCCGTCACGTTGCATCACGTAACAGTGACCCATGGGAGAAGGTGGGGATGGCACTTCACCTTACACTAGCGTCGGTCAATCAAGTGGTTCGCAACCATAAAATTGACCACGTTGTATTCTGCTTAGAAGGTAGGTCGTTTCGCAAAGACTTGTATGAGCCGTACAAGAAAAATCGTATTGTCAATACACTCAGTCAAACTGAGGAAGAGGTTGAAGAAAATGCCCTCTTCTGGGACACCTACGATAAATTCACAACCTTTCTCAAAGAAAAGACCAACGTTAGCGTATTACGTCATGAAAATGCCGAGGCAGATGACTTGATTGCACGTTTCATTCACCTACATCCCAATGACACGCATTATATTATTTCTACTGATTCCGATTATGTTCAGCTTATTAGTGAGAACGTGCTCCAATACAATGGTGTCACAAATGAACTTGTTACCATCAACGGATACTTCAAAGATAACGGCAAGCCGGTACTAGACAAAGAGAAAAAGCCCAAACTTCTTGAGGATACACCCGACTATCTACTATTCAAGAAAATTATTCGAGGTGATGCGGGAGACAACGTTTTCACAGCATATCCCCGTGCTCCCGAAAAAGGTAGTAAAAATCGTGTAGGCATTCGTGAGGCATACGAAGATCGTAATAATCAAGGCTTCAAATGGAATAACTTCATGTTGCAACGCTGGCTCGATCACAATGGTGAAGAGCAACGTGTGCGTGAATGCTATGAACGCAATAAAATGTTAATTGACTTGACTGCACAACCGCAGGAAATCAAAGATAAGGTAGATCAACGTATTAAGGAATCTGTACGAGTAACTACTACTCCACAAGTTGGTGTACACTTTATGAAATTCTGTGGTAAGTATGAACTTGAAAAAATATCCCAAAATGCTGAAACTTATGCTAAGTGGCTTAATACACCGTATCAAGGGAACATACATGAATCTCTTGTTTGAGAAGCAATTGAAAAAATGAAAAAGATTTATTACATCAAAGAAGGACGAAAGTATGTTCCAGTTGCAGAATATGACAACGAACTTTTGGATAGTTTTCCAAAGGGCACTCATTTGGTTATGGTTTATCCCGGAGGCACTAGTCGCCGGTTTAGTATTGATCCTAACTATGCGGCTATGATTGCCGCTGGTAGAGTAGCAGAGGATGCCATTTGTCGTGCTATCAGCAAAGCCAGTGAGCTACGTCCAAAGAGTACACCTATTACAGAAGCACAACAAAAAGCATGGAAAAAGTTAGCCAAAGAAATGGGTGATGAACTATGTACCTTATATGGGCTTAGTGTACGTGATTGTGCAGAGGCAGGTGTTAAGGCTATGATGGAAGAGGCTAACCATTTAATGGAGAACCCATCTGTAAAGAAAGCATACGAGCATTTCTTGTTGATGTGTGAGTTGACCAAAGACAATAAATGAAAACAAGGGAAGAGATTATAACATCAATGTGCTATACGTATCGTCATGACTATGGATTAAACCGTAGTGATGACGATGCGCCATGGGTTGCCGGGATGACAGATTTTGAACGCAAGGGCCTATGGCAAACAATGGCTCAGATATTTGATAACGATATCGCACCACTTATGAAATTGAAGGAAAATAATGACTAATTTAATTGCAAAACCTATTATAAAAGACCAATATTGGGTGGTTACTGACGGTGAACAAAAAGTAGGCAACGTAATTGCTGAAGGTTCCGGATTTAACCTAAAGATCAATGGTGTCAGTAAACACTTTGAAAATACTTCTGAATTGAAGCGTACCACACGAATACAGTTTCAAACATTAAAAACAGACAGAACCAAAGCAGAACTACCTTTTGCTAAGTTCCCAACTGTAGGTAAAGTACATAACTCAATGCTAGATATCAAACGCAGATTGCATTTGTTTACCAAAACTACAAAAAGTAAATGCTACTATGCCGCAGGATGGTTTGCTATCAATCAAAATGGTGAGTTTGAAAAGGTTCTATGCCCTAAGTATATCTTTGTGCAACGCTATCCATACTATGGTCCGTACAAAACAGAAACCGAAGCCGAGAGTGTCATAAATAATCTATGATTCACATTAAACGATTCATTGATAAGGTTTCTATGACTGAAAGTAAGCACGGTAAAGATTTTGTTATGCCTATAATTGAGGCCCGTGGCTTGCGTGATGAATTGGCTAAAATACTAGCAGATCAATATCAAATTAATAGTGAAAAAAAGCCTGATGAAGAACCGGTAATAAAAGTAGAAATAAAAGGTGGAAGTTTTAAATGAGTAGATCACAACCAAAAGTCTTGTTAGAGTTAGTTGACAAGAAAACATACAAGTGCGATCAAATTGTAGAAGCCGCGGGTATTTGGGCTGTGTTCTATGACGGTCAACCTATCAATCTAAAGAGCCAACATTACTTGGATAATCAAACAACTCCCAAGTATAAAAAAACGAGTTTCAGTAATCCAGGTCATGCACGTAACTTGTGCCGCAAACTGAACGTACAATTCAAAACAGACAAGTTTACAGTGGTCTTCATGAACTCGGGTAGTGTGGTGTACCCCGATGACCATCAAATCGATTAAACAGCAAATTACTGAGGCTGTAGTAGCAGAGATTCCCAAATCACATAGAATTTACCATGATCTACCAATTGACGATGTAATGTTCAAGTGGTGGCAAACAGGTAGACAAGAAGGCCTTCGTTTAACTGAAGAGGGCGTTACTGGTTTTCATTTAGCTGAAATTGAATTCTATGATTACGAATTCAAACAAGATGGACAAAGTTATCACAGTTTTGTACTTGAACTGAATAAAAAAATCAAATGCCCCTATTACATTGGTGTAAATAAAAAAGACAAGGATAAGTCGTTCTACATTAGAGTTTACGACAGCAAGGTCGCAATGATGTTAGGATTGTATGGAAACTTGCAAGAGTATCTATCTTCTATAAAGGTAAAAAGATGACTGAAAAGAAAAACCCAAATCCATTCATTCAAATGGCACTAGAAGCAAAAGCACGTAATACTAAAATTACACCCGAAAAAGCTAACCAAATTCAAAAAGCAAAAGCACCTAAACCAACTAAAGGCTTTGGGTCAACAGTTACAAGAAAAACGGGCAGGGGCGGCTAAATAGTTGTCAACTGGCCTTGTCTCTGAGGCGTTATATATGTATACAGCAATAATTTCGTTCTGTATATTTTTAAAAGGAAACTTAAAATGAAAACATTAGCAATCGCCCTAATCGCTACATTGTCAGTAGCAACAGCAATGGCTCAGAATACAGCCCCTGCCGCAAAACCAGCAACACCTGCTCCGGCAGCTACAGCACCGGCTGCACCTGCTAAAGCAGAAGCACCAAAAGAAGAAATGAAGTTGGCTAAGAAGAAAGAAGATGCTAAGGCCGCTCCTAAAGCAGATGCCACTAAAAGTGCACCTGCCAAGGACGAAAAGGCTGCAACAGCAACTGCTCCTAAAGCGGACGCCAAGCCAGCAGGCAAGTAATCTAGAAGGCAGTGATGATTACGATGTAGTTGAAATAGACTTACATCGTAGTTATATAAGACCTAAACTAGTTAAAGTTAAGGATCTGTGGGATGATGACGCTGAATTACCAGATCACATCTTACAGAGACTAGCAGAAATTAGACACAAGGCTCTAGAAAAATATAGAGAAACATGGGGCTAATGCCCCATTTCTCTTTTATAGACAAATATTTTGCGCTATAATACTAGTGTAAATACTAATAGACAGTTGTAGTATCTGTTCAAAAAATCTACTTAAACACACTTACACAGGAGAAAATTATGTTTAACACAGCAACTTACGCCGTTATCGATGGCGTTTCAGACTTCAAAAAGAAATTCGTAGAACAAACAGTTCAACACGAAGGCATCAAAAATGCATTAAACGGTTTTGTTGATGCACAAGCAAAATATACTAAAGCAGCCGCAGACGCAGGAATGCAATCAGCTATGGCTTTGGGTATGATTTTCACAAGCAAAGATTTCTACACACAATTAGCTGACCAATACAAAGCAATGGTTCCAGCTTTCAATCAAAAGAAGGCTAAGTAATTATGAAACTTTTAGGAATGCTAATAGCGTTCCTAGGTTTCTCTACAGATACCTACGGAACAGCACTAGAAAAATATATAGTAGGCAAAAACCCGCAAGATGTAGGCGACATAGATCGTTTGACATACGAGTTTCACCGCAAACAATCAGATTGGAGATTTCTATGAACACACTTAAACAATTTTTCAACAGCCTCTTAGAGGCAATTCGTGATATTAAAGAATATAAAGCGAGTAAAATGAAATGAACCAATGGCAACCGATGACCGATGAAGATTGGGAATGGGTTAATCATGGTACATTACCAAAACCCGTTGACATTCCAGTCAACACAAAATACAATAAACACACATACACTTTTAAGGAAATAAAATGACAGACTACACACCGAAATTACCCGAAGTTAAATTCAACAAAAACGGTTACGAAATCCGCTCAGATATTTTAGCTATGGCTAAAGACCTAGTTGGTCAAGAATATCAAATGAAATTTCATGGTTGGGAAATGAGCGCCAAGCGTGATGAAAAAACAGGTCAACTTGTATCTACAGTTGAAATGCCACAGTTCCCGGGCCTAGACAAGATCCTTGAGACTGCGGAAAAGATGTATGGATTTGTTAATCAAAGTACACAGTCTAAAAAGTAATACTGTTGTATTCAAACAACAGCCCTGCTAGTCGGGGCTTTTTTGCATCCAAAATTTGACAATAAATGGTTTTGGGCATATAATACATGTATTGAATCGAGAAAAGGAACTGAAATGACTGAATTTGAATCTAAGTGCTACGGTATGTCTGAGTCTGATATCCGTACACAATACATGGAAAGCATCACTGCTAAGTTTTCTGGTCTGGAAATGGTTGTGATGGGCATCATGTCTGACTGCCAAGAAATGATGGCAATGGGCACTGGCCCCCGCTCGGTTGAACACGTTCGTAAGCAAATGAACGTTGCTAAGTTCATCCTGTCTGAAATGATGGAAGCAAAGCAACCGGTTTGACAATAAATCGGTTTGGGTCTATAATACATACATTCACTCGAAACAAAGGACAAACAAATGGCTCGCTATCAACGCCCTGTTTTTAAGTTCAACGCCGACGATGTTTGGGCGGCAGCTTGTGCGGCTCAACGCATCAACGGTTCATATGTTAAGATGGTCCCTGCCGATCAGAAGGGTGACACCAATCGTCAAATCGTTGACATGTTCCTGGGTCAGCCTGATCTGATTCAACAAGCCGATCGTGACCTTGCTGAGAAGGTTCGCACGTACTACAAAGGCTTTACCTTCAAGATCCTGAAGGGCATCAAGCTAAGTGACTTTGACAACACTGCAATGGTTATCGCTAACCGTGATGTTATTGAGTCCAACTATGACCTCGCTGTTATCTGCTCACTGCCTAGTTGCTATGAGCGTGGTGTCAAGCGTGATAGTCTCAACCAGCGTATTGATTTTGCTAACGGTGGCACGATTGGTGTTCCTGGCAACAAGGTTCGCATTGAAGGTGCTGAGGTTATCAAGTGCAATTTCTCACAGCAATACAACACCTTCTTTGTGACTTGTATTACAAAGGAAGATCAAGTGGTGTTCTTTGCACTGCGTAAGGATGTTCCACTCGGTCAGGTCGTAAACATCGAAGGTACTATCAAGAGCCATCGTGATAGCAACACCACTCAACTTAACCGTGCAAAGGTATATTTCTAATGGAATTACAACTTAAAACAGAGCGTCAACATAAAATTGCTGACTTTCTTTGGCAGGCACAGGATCAGGAAATGGTGAACTTGATTCTTAAAACATTTGGACATGATGCACACATTGTATACAATATGATGGTTGCATCTATACTAGATGATGATGAATCTACTGATGTAGCCGAACAGGAACTATTTAAAATTTTTAGTAAGGAGTAAATATGGGACTCGATATGTATGCATACGCTGGTCGTTCCGGTCAACGAGATGAATTTTATGAGAAGGCTGTATGGAACGAAGATACCAAAGAGTTTGATAGTCCGGTTTCTAAACCCGTTGAACTTGCCTACTGGCGCAAACACCCTTCACTGCATGGTTGGATGGAGAAACTTGCAGAACGAAAAAATCTAGAGTACAGTAGTTTCAATGGTGTTGAACTTGAACTAACTTGGGAAGACATTGATGAACTTGAACAAGCGATTCGTCATGGTCAGCTTCCATTCACTGAGGGTTTCTTCTTTGGCGAGCCGGCTGATAATGTTTACTACGAAGAAGACCTCAAGTTTTGTGTTGATGCTAAGGCAGAATTGTTTTTAGGCTTCAAAGTATTTTATAACAGTAGCTGGTGATGTATATCACAAACAAATACGATTCAATCAGACTGCCCTACAGTGAAGAACTGTTAGAGTGGCTGATTGAAACTTACCCATTCTCACAGTACCGGGCGGTTGACAAATAATCCAATCCCTGCTATAATACTTGTATAAATTGATAGAGGAACTACATGTCTGCATCTTGGATTAACAAACTAAACGAATCTGATAGTCGCCTGCACAAAGAGGACATCATCCTGCAGGCACGTGAAGCCGCTACTCTAGGTAGCACTAACGCACAAATCTTTCTAGGCTTTCTCAAAGCCTGTTACAACCCCTACGTGACATTCGGTGTCAAGCAAATTCCCGATACAGTAGGTATCACCGGTGCAGAAAATCCCTGGACTGACTTTAACGAACTTATGTTGCAACTAAGTCAACGTAGATTGACTGGTCATGCCGCACGTGATGCTATTCTAGAAATGGCAGAACGGTTTGATAGTACTGAGTGGAATACATTCCTTGCTCCTGTATTGCGTAGAGACATGCGCGCCGGCATCAGTGACAAGACTATCAATAAAATCTGTAAGGGTACTGATTACGAAATCCCAATCTTTGGTTGCCAACTTGCAACTAACAGCGAAGGTCGTCCTGAAATGAAGGGGACAAAACGACTCGAACCAAAGCTTGATGGTGTTCGTGTTTTGATGACGGTTATTCCTAGCGACTTCGGTGTTACTGTTATCAGCTACAGCCGCAACGGTAAATTGTTTGAGAACTTTACTCACATTGAAGAACAAATTTCATTGAATTGGACAACAATGGTACGTGCATGTGCCGGTGTTGACCAAGGTCGTAGTCTCGTTGATGGTTTTGTGCTTGACGGTGAAGTGATCGGTAATACATTCCAAGAACTCATGCGACAAGCACGCCGTAAGAGTGATGTACAGGCTGATGACAGTGTGTTTAATATCTTTGACATTATCCCACTACAAGACTTCCGTCGTGGTCACTGGAATGCTCAACTGAAAAAGCGTATTGCTTTGCTTGATAATATGCGACCCGTAATACACAATCTGCCTAATGTTGAATTGTTGCCTCACATTATGGTTGACCTTGACACTGCCGCAGGCAAGGATCAACTTGAACGCTATGCTAAAGACAATGTGAACGCAGGCTTTGAAGGCATTATGATTAAGAACATGGATGCTCCTTATTTGTGCAAGCGTAGTACTGATTGGATGAAGTGGAAGCCAACTATCACTGTAGACTTAGAGGTTGTAGGTGTTGAAGAAGGTACTGGACGTAATGTAGGACGTTTGGGAGCACTTGTTTGTGCAGGCATAGATGACGGCAAAGAAATCTCAGTCAATGTCGGTAGTGGTTTTTCTGATGCTGATAGAGATGATTATTGGATTAACCGTAACATGGTTATTGGTCGAACTGCTGAGGTTTTGTGTGATGTGATTACACAGAACCAAGATGGTACTTACAGTTTGCGTTTCCCCCGCTTTGTTCGTTTTAGGGATGACAAATGAATAAGTTTAGACCACATGATTTGCCAAAACGTTTTACAATTAAAGAACGGTTAAGATATGGTTATTGTCTTGGTAGCTACAACTGGCAGAGCCGCACTAAATGGTACCCTGCAGGCTGGGGTTATAACAAACAAGTGTTAGGTGGCATTCACGGTCGCCTTCACTATCTAGCATGTCACTCACCAAAACCCATTCAACAGAAATGGGCTAAAACGTACAAAGTTTTTCAAGATAAACACTTTGGTAATTTAGGTAAGGCTAGTATGCGTTATCTTAATACTTGGTCTTGTCATAGTTGGATGTAATATGAACAAAGAAACACTATACACAATTCGTTGGACTCAATCTTATCCTGAACTAGAGGAGCACCTTGCTCAACTACGTGAGTATTTGGTTGAATCATCTGAGTACAAAGAAGCAAATGAACTTATTGAAAGGATTAAAAAGTTATGATTAAACTGCTATTGATTTTTGGATTGTTGTTCGCAGGGTTCTATATGGGCATACAGGCACTTAGAACATTACAAGAAAAGGAAGTTTGGGGGTTGACAAAGATGATAGGGTACAGTATACTATGCTCACTGTTGACGATTGTAGTGTTGGCTTCAATCGTTGTCGTTTTTTAAGGAATCATATGATTAGTGATTTTTGGATTAGACCCTTATATTTTGCATTGGGTTTTTGTGTGTGTGTTTTTCTTTTTTCTACTGGAGTTTTATAATGAATCGTTTTATTAAAGTTGGTTTTGTTCTCGCCGCAGTTGCTTTGACTTCTGCATGTACTCGTATTGAAACTGGTGAGGTCGGCGTTCGTGTCGGCTTTGACAAACAGGTTCAATCAGGTGAACTCTTGCCTGGCTCATTCAATCAGACCTTGATTGGTGATGTGCTTACATTCCCTATCAAGGACGTTAATGTAGCGTTGAATGACATGACTCCTGTTGCCAAAGACAACTCGACAATGAAAGACTTTGATGCTGTGGTTGTTTACAACATCAACCCCGCACAAGTGGCAGAATTGTATTCAACCAAGAACAAGGCTTTCCACGCTGAGTTTAAAGGTGATACTTATGTGATGTACAACTACATTGTTCAAAATGCTCGTAATGCTATCTACAAAGCCGCACGAAAGTATGAGGCATTGGACATGGCAGATGCTCGTAGCGAAATGGAAAAGTTCATTCAAGATGAAATCGTTCGCAACTTGGCAGAAGAAAAGTTGGACGGTACTATTATGATTAGCCAAGTATTGATTCGTAACGTTGTACCAGCAGATGCAGTAGTTGAATCAGCCAATGCATTGGTTCGTAGTAAGAACGAATTGAAGCAGAAGGAAGTTGAAGTCAAGACTGCCGAAGCAGAAGCACGCCGAATGGCAGCACTTGCAAACAACTCAAGTAGCTCAATTGCTTTCATGCAAGCACAGGCTATGTTGAACATCTCTGAAGGTATCAAAGCAGGTAAGGTTCAGACTATTGTTGTTCCAAGTAACTTCAATGCGCTAATGATGCCTAAATAAACACAATGAATCTTGCTGACTATTTTGCGCTAAACAGATATCACGGCAAGTATCAAATAGGAGACCGTATCATTGGTAAATGGCACGGTATCCCATTTGTGGGTACAGTGTACAATGATAGCGTAGTCTCTGAAATTGAGGGTCCTAAGCTATCTGTACATTCCGACTTGCCTATCAAGTACAAAGATAAGTATTACAACATTATCAACCCCAAACACAAAGATGTACGCAAACTTAAAGAAATAGGAGAAAAAGATGGTAACAATCGTAAAGCATGAATGGCATCAACACGATAGACAATATGCTATTGAACTTGATGAAGCACTATTGAGTGAAATCTATCCTGACTTGGATGAAGATGAGATTGCACAGAAACTTGCAGATATTGAATCAGGTGAAGTTGACTACGAAGAAGTTATCAATGATGCCTACGAAAATGACGTAGAGATTGAATGGGACTTTCAATACGATGACTGCTGGACTGACCGCAAAGGTGGGTATGATGTTACCTACGAACTAGGTGATGAAGATAGTTGGCATCACGAACCCGAACCTGACCCACCAACACACAAGTGTACTAACTGTAAGTGGGAAGGTAGTGAGTATGAGGCTGATTGGCAATGGCAAGACAAAGACGGCAATGACTTAGATGAAGCTAAAAAGGTTTGTAAGTATTGCGAAAGCGACATTGCACTGACTGAGTTTGGTATTCAAAAAGAAAAAGAAAGTGCTGAACGTACTGCACGATGGGCTAAAGAAGCAGAAGAGGGTGAGGAAGATGAATGATTGACCTATTAGGCAAGTCACATAGATTTGAAGATGGAGATAGCATTACTGTCACGCAAATTAAATTGCGTGACGGCAATGAACAATGGGTTACGTATAGCATCCAACAAGGTCCTGGTATTGCTAGGCGTATGGTGATGCCTTTGTTCGAGTTTGTTGGTACATACGGGCATTTGTTCGGAGTAAGCGAAGATAATTTGCCGGGACAATGACTAAATACTAGCTTATGAAGAAAATATTGAGCTTTTCCAACCTCACATTATTGGTTGCACTGTCATTAAGTACAGTAGCAGCCTATTATAGTATCATCGGTCTAACTGCTATCTTTGCTGGTGCAGTTATTCCTGTTATCATTATGGGTGGTATCTTAGAAGTAGGTAAGATTACTACCACTGTTTGGTTACGTAAGTACTGGCATCGTGCTAGTTGGGTACTAAAACTATACCTTGTGCCTGCTGTAGTTGCATTAGCATTGCTTACAAGTATGGGTATCTTTGGCTTTTTATCTAAAGCACACATGGATCAAGGTATTACATCAGGTGATGTGCAAGCCAAAATTGCAATCTATGATGAGAAGATTAAAACCGCACAGGATAATATAGATGTTAATCGCAAAGCACTTAAACAACTCGATGAGGCGGTGGACCAAATTATGGGCCGCTCGACTTCAGAAACGGGTGCAGATAAAGCTGTCGCCATACGTAAGTCACAAGCGAAAGAGAGAACTAGACTACTTTCTGAAATTGCAACCGAGCAACAAACGATTGCTGGACTTAGAGAAGAACGAGCGCCCATTGCGGCTGAAGTACGCAAGGTTGAAGCAGAAGTAGGTCCTATTAAGTATATTGCCGCATTGATTTACGGTGACAATACTGATACAAACACACTAGAAGCCGCTGTTCGTTGGGTTATTATATTGTTAGTTATTGTGTTTGATCCTTTAGCTATCGCACTTGTTCTTGCCGCTAATGCAAGTAAAGAATGGGACAAAGAAGAACCTGAGGAAGAAGATAAACCTGATCCTTGGATTGCTGACGTTGGTGAAAAGCCAACGGCAGAAGAATTAGAGCCTGAAGTTGAAGAACTAGTAGAGGATAAAACAACAATAACATTTGTTGATCCAGGTGAGCATCCTAAGGATTTTGATGACAAGATACAGGAAGAACCTATTATCGAACAACCATTACCTGATCCTGATCCAATTGAAAAAACTGAACCAGAAAAATCTATACTAGAACAACATCCTTATCTGTTAACACCATTTGCACACTTTAAGAATATTGAACCAATGGTACACAAGCCTGAACAACCAGAACCAAAACACGATATCAAAGACGAAGAATTGGATAGCACTACTGAAAGCGAAGTTACGATAAACGCAAAACCTCAGTTAAAAGAAGTAGATGGCGGATATGTTATATATGACGGTAAAATGATTGCCAAAGATGCATTAAAAGAAATGCATCCACAGTTATTCAAATTAACTGCTGATTCGGTAACACCTGTATCAACTAGTTTTGGTATTCAATTCCCTAAGTTTGCAAACAAAGGTGACACATTCATTCGTGTAGACGTATTACCAAATCGTGTATTCAAGTTTGATGGCAAACGTTGGTTTGAAATCAACAAAGATACAGTAGATTCGTACTTGTATGATGACAACTACATCAAGTATTTGATTGGTAAGATTGATAGTGGTGAGTATGATCCTGAGTTATTGTCTGATAAAGAGAAAGAACAGATAGAATCTTACCTTAATTCTAGCAAATAAACAAAAATAGCTGTATAATTTAAACAGCTATTTTTACATGATATATAAAGAATGAACCAAGAAAACAAACTAGACCATTGTTCCTTTTGTGGCAACCACAAAGATATTGTTAAAAAACTTATCGTAAGCGATACAGTGGCAATATGTAATAACTGTATTGATCTATGCACTCAGCTTATAAACGATGATCCTACAGTAGAAGAAAAAGACTTAAAGCCAGTACTTGATCCAGTAGAAATCAAAGCATATTTAGACAAGTATGTAATTGGGCAACCAGGTGCTAAAATGGTTCTTAGTGTAGCAATTGCAAATCATTTTAAACGAATCGAGAATCCACCAAAAGATTTAGAAATCTCAAAAGGTAATATCTTATTAGTAGGTCCAACTGGTTCAGGCAAGACACTATTAGCAAAGACAGTTGCTAAGTTTCTTAATGTTCCACTAGTTGTAGCAGATGCAACAAGTTTAACAGAAGCAGGTTACGTAGGTGATGATGTAGAATCCATGATTAGTATGTTAGTTAATGCCGCCGGTGGTGATGTTAAACTAGCAGAACGTGGTATAGTATTCGTTGATGAAATTGACAAGATTGCACGTAAAAGTGAGTCTGCTAGTATCACACGTGATGTTAGTGGTGAAGGCGTTCAACAAGCATTATTGAAACTTGTAGAAGGAACAACATGTCGCATTCCTGCTGGTGGCGGTAGAAAACACCCCGGTGGTGATATGCTTGAAGTTAGCACAAAGAACATTCTATTCATTGCAGGCGGTGCGTTTGTTGGATTGACAGATATTGTAAAATCTCGCAAAAAAGGTACTACTATCGGTTTTGGTGCAGATATCAAATCTACTGAAGAACAAGTTAGCTTAGAACATGTAACTCCCGATGATCTTACACGTTTCGGTATGATTCCTGAGTTCATTGGTCGTTTCACTACAACAGTTACATTAGAAGACCTAAACAAAGAACAATTGTTACAGGTATTGACAGAAATCAAAAACAATTACATCAGTCAATATCAATACTTGTTTGAATTAGATGATGTCAATTTATCATTTGAACCTGAATCATTGGATCAGATTGCCGAAAACTGTTTAAAACTTAAAACAGGTGCACGTGGATTGCATACAGAGATTGAAAAGGTATTGATGCCACACATGTACAATCTTAGAAACTACAGTAAAAACGGTATCAAAGAAATAGGTGTCACACGTGAAATGGTGTTAGATCCAAAACCATTCGATGTATCCTAAATACTAGAATTTTTTGCGTGTTTTTGTTATAATAAATACGTATTGTAGATGCTCATGGTGAGGTCTACTTATAGTCATCTTGCTTATTAAAGGAGAAAACAAATGACAAATCTATCCCTTCGTTCCTTGGATATTCCATCCATTCACAAATTCGCAGTTGGTTTTGACAACATGTTTGATGAAATCATGCGAACAACAGCCCAAACTACTAACTATCCCCCTTACAATGTTGTGAAACATGGTGAAGATAAGTTTGCCATTGAATTGGCAGTAGCCGGCTTCAAGGATGGTGATATTGAAGTTACCGTTGAAAAAAATCAACTAACTGTCAAGGGTGAAAAAGCAATCGAACTCAATGAAGGTGCAGAATATCTGCATCGTGGAATCAGTGCCCGTAGTTTCGTAAGAACTTGGACTCTCGCTGATTACGTTGAGGTCACTGGGGCTGTAGTTCAAGACGGTATCCTAACTGTCAATCTAGAACGCATTGTTCCAGAAGAAAGCAAGCCCAAGAAGATTGCTATTAGCTTCACTAAATAATATAATAGCAGTGTGCGGTAATTACGCCGCACACTTTTTCAAAGAGAATTAAAATGGCAAAAACAGATACCAAAGTCAAAATCAAACCCAATATTGCTTTACAAGAACCCCCATTGTTTAAAATCATCTACATCAATGATGATGTGACAACTATGGAGTTTGTTGTAAGTTCCCTAGTAGATTATTTTGACTATTCTACTGATACCGCAGTGAATCTTACTAAAGACATTCATCAAGAAGGAAGTGCTGTAGTTGCTATTCTGCCCTATGAAATTGCAGAGCAAAAAGGTATTGAAGTTACATTAGAAGCACGAACACAAGGCTATCCTCTACAAGTGAAAGTCGAAGCCGAAGCTTAAACTTCAATGTCTATTCTTTTAGCCCAATAAGGATTTCTCTTATAGTAAGGGTTACACAAATAGTTGATATTATCTATCTTAGTATCAACTATTTTTCCATATGATCCATATGCCCAGTGTGATATTTTAGACTCTGAATCTGCCAGTAGAGTCATTGACAACTCGGGCAGTATTTTTGCTTCAGGTGGTACTTCACCAAAGTATAGTTTTTCACTAGGTACACTGCTAGTCAACAACATTATCTTTTTTACATCTAGGTGCTTCTGTAATCGTTCTATTGAACTCTTTAGATAGATTAGATCCTCAAAACGACCTATACTATGTTTCTGTTCAAAATCATCTTCTTTTTCTCCACCATACCATCCCGGGCAACCTAATATGGCGACACCATCGATAATAACTACATGATGGTGCAAAAGTGCTACATTCCTGATTTTCTTGCAGGTACGTGAAATTTCTTTAATTCGCTTATCATAGTCATCTAAACCCTGGAATTCTAACGAACCCGGGGTATAGAAAACTCCCTGATAAAACCTAGATAAATGAGACAAAACCAAAGCAACAGTTCTAAGATCGGAACTGATGTTCCCTGCTATTACACAGTATAGACTTGTTGCTTTGTTTTCCCAATTGAAACTATCGTCAGGCGCTAGATTCAAGTCACTTATTAAGTCAAACCCAATTTTCATCTATTACTTAGCAACAGTCATTGTGGGTGCTTTTTTTGCACGTGGTTTAGCAGGTGCTTTAGCGGGTGCTTTAGCAGGCGTTTTAGCAGGCGTTTTGGCTGCTCTTGGCTTTGCCGGACGCTTTGCTTTGACTGGTTCTGCTACTGGGGCAGTAGTCTCAACTCGGTCATCAGCCGGCTTTCCAACTTCAGCTGGTGCCGCTACTACTGGTTCGACCTTTACAGGTTCTACTGCAGGTGGTACATCTACTTTGTAGGGTGCCTCAGTAACTGCTTCTTCTACGGTTTTTTTATCTCTGAATACAAAGTACCAGACGACAAATGCCACTACGGCCAATATGATAACTAATTCCATTGTGTTCTCCTAAATGATAGTTAGTGTAGTATTTAACTATAGCTATATTGCGAGTAATTTTTTATGTAAATACATGTATGCCAAGGTCTAGTACGTTACTGTCGTTGATGTCCGAAGATTTGCCCAATAGAACGTTTCAAAAGAGATTGCGCTATAGGACAAATCAGCAAGAGGTATTGGCGTTATTTAAGATCATCAACAAAGAAATATTCAACAACAAGTTACCAGTTCCTAGAATTGAAGTAATGCCCAATTGCAGAACGTATTGGGGATTATGCCAGGCAAATGCATTGGTACTACATTCTAACAAATCAGTGTCAAATTGCACTATTAGATTGATGGACAAATGGTTCTGTAAGCAATGGTTGATAACAACTTTAGCACATGAAATGTGTCATCAATATCAATGGGATATAATAGGTTATCAACGTTTAAAAGAAGGCCGCAATCCTCTTATGAGTCACGGTCCCACTTTTTTCATATTCAGAGAAAAATTAGCCAAGCACGGCATATCACTAAAACGAGCACACGGGATGAAACGCTGGTTCAGGCATCAAAACTTATTTAAGTGTTAATTCGCATAAATACTTATTATGCGTGAATATATCAATCTAATCCAACAACTATCAGAAGAAGCATCTACTATAGGTGCTGACGGCGTTAAAGCCAAGGGTCTATACCCGGACGAATTGAAGAAACGAGACAACTTTAATTTGTTCATCAGTATGATTCAAGGAAAAAAACCGTTCATCATAAATGCAACCGGTGAACAGGTTATCTTAAATCAGAATGAAGCAAAACGTATGGCACAGATGTTCAAAGCCGGTGATTTCAAAGGAAAAAAAGTTACTATCTCTACTGCCGATGGTGACGTTATTAACCTAGGTGAACTACGTAAGACTGAAGAATTCGGTGGTAGTACCAAAGAGAATTTAAAGTTAAAACCAAGTAACATAGGCATTACAGATAAAAACATACCTGCTTCTGATTTATATGATATGATTGCTACAAATCCTGTATTATCCGAAACAGATTACGGGCAAGTAGTACAACAACTCGCTGAATACATTGTAGCTGGAGAATATGTTCAGTTGCCACCAGAATATACTAAAAAAGACAAAGAATCAGAACGCAAAGGTATTGTTGACTACGCCGGTGAATATTTGGGTGTTCTAGCATTATTGTATGGTCGTTCAAGATTCCCCAGAAGGCAACAGTTCAATGAGTGGTTGGGAACTGATATCGGTAACTTAGACTTGAACTTCCCAAGTGCCGCAAACAATAACATCGCCGATAGTTATGCTATTATTTCTAACCCTGACACTAATCACAGTTTGAATATTTCTAGTAAAGGGACCGGTGGCGGGGCCGCACCTGCGATATCTGGGTTGAAAGTTAGTGACCAGATTAGAAAAAATCCTAAATTAAAGAATGCAGTCAAATTGATTGACATTTGCCAACAAAAGGGTTCTATTGAGCAACCTTTTGAAATTATGGATTTGATTTATAAAGTCAATCCAAACGCTATCTCTAAAGTTTGGCATAAGTTTTTGCCCTTTAGTACAAAAACACCTAGACTACATCAACAATGCGCTGATAGCATCAAGAATGATACTACTTTACCTAGCATATATCAACCTATTGTCAATTCTGTAAAAAGCGAAAAGGCGACAGACGGTGGCAAATTAGTGTACATGATGAAGAAAGAAATTGCCAGAGCAGTCAATGAAGGTGATGCAATACCAGAATTTAAAGACTCTATTCTTTCTATCTTAGAAATGAACTTTATTCAACAATACACAGACTATCACGGTAATGGTGAATTGACTTTTGCTACTCAATGGCCTGCAAAACTTACAGGTGTTGTTACGATGGAGAACAAATCCAGTGCAGTTGAACCAACAAGTGCAGGCTTCAGTTTCAAGTTGGGTCGTAACGCAAGTGACTATGAAAATGGTAGTGTAGACGGCGAAGAGAATTTTGTTGCTTCCCATTCGCAAGAAACTGGTGACTTAGCCGACAAAGCCGCTGATCTAACGGGCGGACCGTCAATTACAAAGTCAAAACCAACTACTGAACCTACAACTAAACCAGAAGTGGGTAACGTTGGGCGTAAAAAGCGTTGACATTTCATAAACTTCCTGTATAATAGTAATTATTTTACAAAGGAAGTTTATGAGTCTAGTCCCTATGGTTTTGGAACAAACGTCACGCGGTGAGCGTAGTTATGATATCTACAGTCGTCTATTGCGTGACCGTGTTATTTTGCTTGAGGGCGAAGTACATGACCAAATGGCAAATCTAATCGTTGCCCAGCTACTGTTCTTGGAATCAGAGAACCCAGATAAGGACATTAGTCTCTATATCAACAGCCCCGGTGGTAGTGTAACTGCTGGCATGGCTATCTATGATACAATGCAATTCATCAAATCCGATGTTCAAACTATCGTGATGGGTCAGGCATGTAGTATGGGAAGTTTACTTGCACAAGCAGGTGCAAAAGGTAAACGCACGATTCTTCCTAATGCACGACACATGATTCACCAACCCTCAGGTGGCGCACGTGGTCAAGCTACTGACATGGAAATTCAAGTCAAAGAAATTTTGGCTATGAAAAAATCTCTGACACAAATCTACGTTGACCACAATAGTGCAGGCAAGTCATTCAAAGACTTGGCAAAGGACATGGAACGTGACTATTTCATGAGTGCCCAAGAAGCCGTAGACTATGGCCTTGCTGATAAAGTACTCATAAATCGCGGTTGACAATAAATCCATGGTGTAGTATACTCACATATTATTGGAGATATTATGCCTTGGATTCAAAACGTTGCAAAAAGCGATATCGCAAAGGGGTTCCACATCAACCCCGGTGCGAACGCCATGTTGATTCAGATTGTTGACCCACCTGGCGATTTTCCTACTCCCAAATACAACTTCAAAGAAGTGCATCAGTTCCAGTTCCTTGACATTGAGGAACATGATTTCGCACTGGATGAGGCTATGCGTTGCAGTCATGAACAGGCTAACCAGCTTGTTGCACATTTACAACACGCACTTGCTAACCACATGAACGTGATTGTCCACTGTGTCGCTGGTGTTTGCCGTAGTGGTGCCGTCTGTGAAGTCGGCGTCATGCTTGGCTTTGACGACACTGAAGCTTTCCGTAGTCCTAACTTGTTGGTCAAGCACCGCATGATGAAAGCATTGGGCTGGACATACGATGAACAGGAACCGCACACTATCAACGGTGTGCCGTTCCAATACGATGAACTTGGTAACAAAAAAATCATCCTTCCTCCTACCCGCGAGGAAAATTGGGATTGACAATAAATGGATTTGGGAGTACAATACTTGTATTGACACTGAAACACAGGAGAAAACATGTCAACGATTCAAGATATCAATGCTACTATCATTTCGGGTGTGTTCACTAACGAACAACTGGACTCTATTCAAATGGCAATTAAGTTTGCTAAGAATCAGCTAGCCGCAAAAGCCAAGTTTACATTGGTCAAAGGCACTCAAGTGAAATTCACTTCTAGCCGAAATGGTCAGACTATTCTCGGTACAGTTGAGAAGGTCAATCGTAAGTTTATCATTGTCCGTGAAAACGGCAAGGCGTTCGGTGGCTCATGGCGAGTCCCCGCTAACATGTTGAGTGCCGCATAATGGACTTTTTTCTTGTTCTAAACGTTGCTTTTACATACCTGTCTTGGAAATGGGCAACGGATGCATTTGACAAAGGATTCAATACTTTAGGTTGGATTCAAATTTTTGTTAGTGCAATGAACGGTGCCGCAGTTGCTAGTAAGATTTTTTAAGGAATAATCATGGATACAATTTTTAAAATGGTTTTTACTGTTATCGGGGGCATTGTGTTCCTGATCTGTCTGAGTTTTCTGTTGTCTTGGCCTGTATACATGCTATGGAACGGATGCTTGGTTGGTGCTGTCAATGGCGTCAATGAGGTTACCTGGCTCCAAGCTTGGGGCCTGAGTATTCTGTCATCGTTCCTATTCAAGACCACTGTCAATACCAAAGGTTGACAATAAATGGGTTTGGGTATATAATACATACATAGACAGTTAACTAAAGGACTCGAAATGACCAAGCAATTTGTACAAGTTAGTGCCCACAAAGACAGCAACAATTTTGCACATTGTAGCAACCTGAGCCTCATGGCAAACGATGGTTTGTCTGCCGAACAAGCCCTGCGTAAACTGCAGGAGATGGCTGATGAATACGCATTGAACGGGTACACCATTGAGTGGATCCGCAATGATTTTGACGCTGTAGAAGAAGAAATGTACGGTGATTTGTTCGCCTAAAAAGGTTGACAATAAATGGATTTGGGTATATAATACATACATAGACAGTTAACTAAAGGACACAAAATGCAAATCGCAACAGCAATCAAACATATTGAAAAAGAGTCAAAATTCTTGGGTATGGGTTTCTTGGAAACTATGAAGTTCATCCAAAAGAATCCTCTTGCACAGCCCCAAAAAACCATTGATGCATACCGTGTTATCATGGCAGAAGGCGCCAAAATGTTTGCCTAAAAAGGTTGACAATAAATGGATTTGGGCATATAATAGAATCTTAAACAGTCGAACAAAGGAAACGAAATGGCTTACTTCAATCAAGAACGCAAACAAGAACGTGCTCCAGTTATCAAGGCTATCCTGAAAAAGTACGGTGTCAAAGGTTCGCTTGCTGTGCGTAATCACAGTACTTTTGTACTGAACATCAAGTCGGGTTCTGTTGACTTTATTGAAAACTATATCAAGACCGATGCCGACAAACACTATGGCAACAAAATGGATCAAAATCAAATTGACTATCTCCGCAAAAATAAAGCCATAGATGTTAACCCCTATTGGTATCAAGAACACTATTCGGGTAAGGCTCTTTCTTTTTTGAAGGAAGTGTTTACTGCAATGAACAAAGGTAATCACAACAACTCGGACGTTCAAACCGACTACTTTGATGTGGGTTGGTATGTTGATGTGAACATTGGTTCTTGGAACAAGCCCTACACTGTTTCTAACTAAGGAGAAAATTCATGAACACATATAAAGTAATGGTTAAGTACAAAGACGAACCCGGTGCTGGTTTTAGTTATGTGCATATCAATGCCGACAACCCGTTTGCGGCAATTCAAATGGCAAGGTCCATGTATGGTCGGTTGCTGATTTCGGAATCTGCGATTCCGGTTTAATAGAATTCGGGCAAACAAATGGTTGACAGTTATTATGCCCGGTGTTATAATAATAACTGTCGAATGACAAACTTTTATCAACCCTAGTCTAACAGTAAGGAAACTATAATGGCTAATCAAACTTTCAAAGTTGTCGGTATTACTACACATGGCGATTCTACAAAAATTCGCTTCACAGACGATATGGTTCGCCGTATCAAACAATTCACTAAAGGTGGCGCATCCCGCGTTGACTTCATTGAGTTGCCATCAGAGATGACCAAGCTTGAAGCACTCAAGTATATGGCAACTCAACCTGAATTTGCTAGTGCAGGCGATCAGGCAACTATTGCTGATTGCATTGAGGACCGTGTCAAAGAAGCAAATAAAGGTACTGTCAAGGTTAAGACAACTAAGTCACCTAAGACAACCAAGCCAAGCATCGATGCTATCAAAGCACGTGGTAAGAAAACTAAGGAAGTGTCCGCAACAGAAACTCTTGCGGAAGTCGAAGACGCTCCTTTTTGATTACTAGGGCTCAGGCCCTGTTAATATGAATCTATCTACATTTAGGCGTTCGTTTAATCCACGTAAAGAGTTTGATCCTGCAAACAAAAAAGATTTGCAAGAGTTTAAGTTCTTTAAGAAAAATGGTAAATGGAAAAACGGTTGTCCATTCTATTTAGAAGATCCATTCATTGATATTCCGGCAATGTGTGAAAACAAATTCACAAGCTACATGCTAGAAAAAATGAAATAAGAAAAGCCCCGAAAGGGGCTTTTCTGTTAGTATCTAAATTTTACGTTAGAATGGTTTAGTAGCAGTTTGTGTAACTGTACCATTGTTGGTCACAGTTTGTGTACCTGATGTATCTGTAGTAACTGCCGCACCCAACATCAGATACTTGGTATTAGCCAGGCTAGTTAATGGTGCTATTGGTGCTGTAACTGTGCTACTGGTGCTGTTGTACACAGCCGTGCCTACTGTAGCACGTAAATTGGTTATGAAACCGGGCCAATAGCCCCCATAGAATTTACCTATGTTGTTACAGACACCCGAGTAATTGAGATTATTGATCTGTGTGCCACCGCTGATACTGGTGCCGCCTGAGCAACTGGTAGCACGACTGCAAGTTACCAATGAACCGGTGTTGGCAAAGGTGCCCACCCACATGGTTTCTCTTTGATCGCTGTTGCGATTCAGTATAAAGTATTGCCACTGGTTGACCTGCAAGGTTCCATTTGGGAAAAAATAACTTCTAACACCACCACCACCATATGCGTCTAGGCTGAATGACTGAGCATCCAGAGTGAATAAACTTAGGGCATTTGTGGCACCGCTGGGGTGCTGTGGAGCAACCAAAGCTCTTTGAGAGGTATAGTTGACATTGTTATAGAACCAACCTTCTATAGTGTAAGCACCAGTACTTAATGCAAAGCCCGGCGACAAACTGAGAAACTGTGTGCTTCCGTTGAACTGTAGGCTACCTGCAAGAGCAGTGTAACTTACACCACTAGCCACATTATTCATCATGGCCATCATTGCGCCTGCCATTATGCTACTCCAGTACCGTTAATGAACCAAGTATCACTCGCTACTTTCATTAGTGTTGCCATACCATAACCACCAACAACACGATTAGCCGCTGTACTGTTACCTGCCATATACAATGTAACACCACTTGCCGCATTAACTAAAATGTTGCCTGCTGCCTGAACAACAATACTGATTGCTGTACCTGTAGTGAATGGAACTGTTGAGTTCAATGGAATAGTCAACGTCAAGTTACCAGCAGTAGTTGAGTAGTAATGTTTACCTGCATCGGTTGCAGCCAATGTAACGTTACCTGCAGCCACTTGAGGAATATCTCTGTAACCTATTGCAGTGCCGCCACCAGCCGGGCTATTAGCAATATCTACTGATAAGCCTCTTGCAGTTCCACCTTGCTCAAACATTCGCAATGTATTTTGATATGCATCAATAGTAATACCACCTGATAGATTACCATTTGGTGGCTGTGTCAATGAAATCTCACCGCCTTCATCACCTGAGGCATGGGCTGATATTAGATATGATCCAGTGATGTTACCGGTAACATTCAATGTACCAGTGATGTTTGCACCAGTGCCAGTTACTGTCATAGTTGTATTGCCAACTGCCGCTATAGTTACATTACCGTTTGCTGTTGCGATAGAAACATTACTGTTACCGTTACTAATGTTTGAACTACTACCACCTAAG